TTACTCCCCCTTCGGCTCGGTGTATTCCATGGCTTGGGAGCTGTCGCCGATGCCCTGCGTCGTGGGGTCAATCACAACGCCCAAGGCGACCAGCGCGTTGAGCGCAAGCAGGAGCACCTGCATCAGCGCGTCCTGCGTGACGGGCACCGCGATGCCCAGGATTGCCGCGACCTGGTAGACGAAGCCGAGCACCACGGGGATAAGCGCCGCGAGGGTCGCCTTGTTCTTGAGCCGAAGAAGCCAATTGATTTCCATGATTCCTCCTAACAGAGTCCTGTGTTCGCCGCAACAACGCCGATCACGAGGCCGAGCACGGCGGTGAGGACGTAATCGCTTGCTTTGTGCCACTTGTCGGCTGGCACGCTTTCGAGCGCGACCAGGCGCTCGTCAACTTTGTCTATGCGCAACTGGTTCTGGTGCTCGATCTCCGTGAGGCGCACCAGATTCTCGCTAAGCTTGTCCAGCTGGATGCTGTGCGCGTCCAGCCTTTTATCGTGCAATTCGATGGACAGCGAGTGCGCGCTGTGGTCTTGGCATAGCTCGCCCATCAGACCTCCTCGATTCCACCAAGCTCTTCGCGAGTTTTCTCCTCCGCGCGGTCGAGCGCGTCGTAGTACGCCGCGGCGAGCTCTTCGACCTCGGCGATGTCGGCCTCGTCGAAGAGGCCCGAATCCAGGTGCGCGTACGCCTTGTCGAGCCAGTACGCCACGTCGCGTCCAGCCTGAATCTCGCGCTTGATGCTGCGAAGCGTGAGGTCATGCCGTGCCTTGCTCTTAACTGCCATTGGTGTCTCCTAACCTTCGGTGATGGATGCGATTGCCGATTCCAGATTCGCAACGACGATGTTCACGTCGCGAACGTATCCGATGCCCGTGTTCGGCGTTACTTCCGCGTCAGTCCAAACGTTGACGATGCTGTCTTGCGCCTTTGGCATCTCGATTGGGGCGAGCTTGTAGCGGACAGGTGTCATGAGCGGATAGAGGAAGGATGCGCCGTCGATGCTCGACAGGTCTGCACCGTCCCCGAGAGCGATGGTTGTGACGCAGGACTTATTGTTTGCGATCGTGCTGCCGACGGATATGCCGATGCCGAGGCCTCTGTAGATGTTCGCGCCAGTCTCCGCCTTGAGCTTGTCGCAGATGACAGCGGTGCCGTCCGACGTTGCATGAGGCGAGTATCGGCCGTCTTTCGGCCAGGAGTAGATGGCGTATCCCTTGCCCCATGTGTCGACGATTTTTGATGCGACGAGCGTTGCCTTCGACACCCGCGCTACAAGCTCAACATTGCCCTCTTCGTCAACCACGATTTCATCTGCCGTGCCGTCTGGCAGCTTGGCGAGGTAGGGATGCTCTGCGGGGAGGGTGAAGGTAATCGACTGCTCCGTATATGGCTTGTAATCGCTTAGACTTTGCAGATAAATCGCGGGGTAAATTGTCTTATTGACGCTTGCGCCCGCAAATACCCTCACGAAGCATCTAAACGTCGCTGCGTCATTCGGCACCGTATTATTGTTCACTGTGTAAACGACACCGCTCTCCGTCAGCACGCCCGCTACGAAGTAATCAGAAATGCCGCTATCTATTGCCCATGATTTGCCCGCGAATGCCTTCACGGGGCGTGGTTTCACACCTACGCCAAAATCGAGGTTGAAATAAGAATTTACGGTAGCCAATCCCTCCATTTTGATTCCGCCGTCTTGAAGAGGTGTGTATGTCACGCCGTTGACTGTCGACTGAGCGAATCCCTCTTTATATCGGAGCAGATTTCGACCCACAACCTTCACGGTAGGATGCTCAATCACTGCGATTGGCTTCGGCTCTTCGGGGCTTGGGATTCCGTCCTGCTTGCACGCTCCCTCGACCGTGATTTTGCGCAGGGCTGCGCCATCGAAGGCGTCGTCGACATGCGCGACCGCGCCAGTCTCGCTCCCCACGAGGATGTTCTCGGCCGCAGGATACAGTTTGGCTTCCGTGGCCTTGACCTCGGCGATGGCTTCCCGCGCGTCGCTCACGGCCTGTGTAGCAGCCGTGTTGGCGGCGTCGGCCGTCTTGACGGCCGCCTCTGCCTTGGCCGATGCCGCGTCGGAGCGTTTCACGGCGGCATCCACGTCTTCCCTCGCGGCGGCAATTGCGTCGCCGACCGCGGTGCCTGCGGCATTCACGAATGCCCTCACGTCGGATTCCGCCTTGGCAGCCGCATCCGTCGCCTTGATGGCCGCGGTGGTGGCCGATTCCGCCGCGTCGCTCGCAGTGCCTGCTGCAAGATTTGCATCGGCCGCAGCGTCGTTCGCCGCAGTCGTCGCGTTCTGGGCGGCCTGCTTCGCCTCGGCGAATCCCGCCTCTCGCTCGGCCTCGGCCTGCGCACGGGCCTTCTCGGCCTCGACACGCTTGGCCTCCTCGGCCACGGCATTTTGCAGCTCGCCCAAAAGCGGCGTGAACTCGGCGGCCTGCTCGGAGTCGAGGTCGGCGCACTCGATGACCTTCCCGCCGAAGCTGTCGGTGGTGTCGACCAGCGTCTCGCCCTCGCGAATCTCGACGTAGCCGCTGAAAGCGCCCACGGCCGAGTACAGTGCCGCTGGCAGCATGATTCGCGCGATGCCCGCCTCGGCGACCTCCATCGGGCACGGGCCGACGAGCTTTCCCGCCGCCGTGGTGGCGACCAGGCTCGCGGTCTTGCCAGAGAGGTCGTAGGCGCGCCCATCTTCCTCGATGGACACGACCAGCTCGCGGTTGCCTTTCTCGCCGCGCCGAAGCGGCGGCAGCTTGGCGCGACCGAAAGACGTCTCGCGCTTTCGCACGTCCAGCGTGATGTCTTGCCTCATGAGGTCTCCTTACATATAGAACGTGATGCCGAGCAGCAACACGCCGAACGGGTAGTTGCCGATGTTCCTGTCCCAGCCGCCCAAATAGATCTTGCCCGCCGTATCGATGACAATTGACAAATTGTTCGTGTAAGCGGGGGTAAATGTGTCGTTCGCACACCAAAAGCCGCCTGCCGAAAACGCTACGGCAGCGGATGGCGCCTTCGGCAATTTGAATCCTGTGTCGATGTACCAACTGCTGCCCGCCGCGTAACCTGCCGGTTGAACCATGCTCGACCATGCCGTTGAGAAGCTATCCCAATAAGCATTGCCGCGAAGCCTGAACCAGCTTCCGTCGTTCGCGCAGTCGCAAATGACCGTGCCACCCTCTCCCACGCGACCCGATTGCGAGGCCGATGGGTCGGAAAGCTCGATGTTCAAGTCAGTCGAGCCGTCCCACGTGGCCGAGCCTTTCAGCTTTCCCGTGAGCGCCACGTTGCGCTTCTCGGAAAGCTTGGCGGCCTTGTTCGCGATGGTGGCTCCGTTTGTGATTCCATTAAGCGTTCGCTTATCGGCGGGAGACATGAGGCCCGCCTTCAGGACGGTGGCGTCCTCGTATGTGGCGCTGATTGTCGTCCCCTCGATGGCGATGTTCTCGCCCGCCGTGAGCTTGTCTTGCTTGTTGATGATGGATGCGGCGGCGGTGTTGGCCTTGTCCGTGGCGGCTTTGGTGTCCTCGACGGCCTTCTTGGACGTCTCCGTGGATATCTCTGCCGCGGCGGCTGCGTCGTTGGCGCGCTTCGCGGCGGCATCGGCATCGGCCGTGGCGGTGTTCACGCCGTCCACGAACTGCTCTTTGAATTTATCGACGAGACCTCGCACCTCGACGGTCGCGTCCTCATAGGTGAACATGCGCTTGACGTTGCCCGCCGCGAAGCAGATGTAGCACGCGCGCCCGTCATCCGCCGACGGGTCGCCTTCTACCACCACGGCCCATTCCCCTGGTCGCATCTTGTTAGGATTGAAGCGATCGAAAACGCCTCGTCTATGCTGGATTGCCATTAGACCTCCGTTCGCCTTTAGTAGGGCTTGAACCCGTCATCGCTTGTCGTGAGGAGGTTGAACTCCTTGAGCAGGCCATCCTGGAAATACAGGACGTAGTTGCGGGCGACGTTGTTGAAGAAATACGGGATGGATATCGTTCCCGACCAAAGCTCGCCGCCGTTAGCGAGCGCTGTGAAATTCTTATCGGTGAGGAATGTCTCGTCCTTCGAACTGATTTCGCCATTCGTGCCAGCGCGCTTCATGGACAGCTTGACCGACGTGATGTAGTTGTCCTTGTCCATCTTCGCCAGCTGCAAAACCGTTGGTATATCGTTGGCCTTGCCCACGCGCTCGTCGGGAAGCGCGTTGAAGGTCACACGAATCCACGGCTCGCTGCCCGCTCCGAAATCCTTTATTTCGCCGAACGTCTCTTCGCCGTAGTAGGTGTATCCGATGTACGGCCCCTGCTGCGACGGACTCATTACGGTGTCACCGCTTTTCGCGATGTGGAAAATCTGGCCGTCGTAATACCCCGTTATCGACAGGTTCCACGAGACGACATGATCCTCGTCCATGTAAACGTTTCCGTTATCGAACGGCAGGTAGTATGTCGCCCATTGCCTGCCGCCTGAATTGCCAGCGGCGGCATCGGGCTTGATGGGGCCGCCATTGTTTGTGAACGATTTAGAGACCCACGCATACGGCACGGCACTCATGTTCAACACGTTTCCGTCGATTGTCCGAATGCTCACCGAGTTCTTCGAGATATTCACGCCGTTCGATTCGTCACCGATGCGCATGAGGTTCTTGATAGTGACGGCGCTCGCGTCGAGCGTGCCCGTCGTGATGTAAGTGGCGTCGAGGCCGAGGGCGTAAATGCGGTCGAGGATCGCCTTGCCGCTCACATCGAAGCCGTACGGGTACGTGCGGCCGCCGTCGGTGGAAATACCCATGGCTTCCGCCGTGAGCTTCCACACGATTTTCGATTCCCCAACAGTGGGCTTGTCGTGCATGAAATAGATAACCGAACCGTCGGGCTGCTGAAGCTTCGACATATAGAGGCCGCTCGAATTCGCGAGCGTATCCGCCAAATCGCGCAAGGCTGTCTCTCTCGCGGTGCGCTCCTTGGCTATGAGCTTCTTCGTCTCGCGGTACGTTTTCGTGGAAACCGCGCTCGACGCCGCGCTGTTCCGCGCGGGCGGCTCCGCCTCGCAGGAATACGATTCGTAGCTGCCGACGCGGTAAGTGCAAGCCGTCACATATGTCGCGTAGCGGTGCTGTTGCGCGTCGATGAGGCAGGCGCGGTCTCCCGCCTCGACCAACGGGTTGCCGATTGCGGACGCGGTGAACGGCCTGAAGCGCATGCCCACGATTGACGGGCTGATGCGCTTGCTCACCTCGAACGCCTTGCCGAACGGGATGAAGGGATTGTCCGCTATCTCGAGCACATACCCTTCAGCCCCTTCCAGCACGGTCTCGCCTTCCTCCGCGGGCGAGTCGCCTTGCGACGGCTTGTCGCAGGCAGTCACCCTGACGCCCGTGACAACGATGTCATCGGTTCCGATGTCGAGAGAGCTGAAAGCGTGCATGTAGACGAACGACGGGATGCCGAACTCGCCGCCCTCCACGGTATCGCCCGAGGAGTAGTCGATGAAGTTGCCGCCGTCCGCGTTTCCGCCCGTCGAATACGGGTTCGATTCATCAAGCTCGCCGCCGTCGATGACGTTTTCCACATTCTTGTCGCTCACGTCGTACCAATCGAAAACGACAGTGCCGCGCGGGTCGCATTTCACGTAGTGGCCCGTGGCTTGCGCGATATACGAGAGGGCATCGAGGCACGTGATGTCGTCCTCGGGCGCGGCTTCGAGCATGTAATCGTCATTCGGCCCAACCCAGCGCATCGACACGCCGAACGATTGGCAGATGATTTCGGCCAAAGCGGGCGCGATGATCGGATAGCGCACCTCGACCTCGGACAAAGGCTTCTTGAACAGAGACAGGTTGTCCGTGCACGCGAGCGAGATGACGCTTCCGTAGGTGCTCGGCTGCTCGATGCGATAGGTGCCCTTCACGACCCATTCGACCTTGCCGTCGATGCCAACCCCGACGCGTGGTATTATCACCGCGTCGGTGAAATCGTATTCATCGAATCGGCCGTCGTGATTGTTCAGCTTCAGGGAGCACGAGCCGATGACGGCGCTGCCGATGGAGAACGCGCCCGATGCGGATGTCGCCTGCGTAAACGACAGGCCGCCCATCATGAAGTCATCGCCCGTGAGGTCGAGCTGCGTGCCGTTTGACAAGTGCAGTCTGGCGCTCACGACGACTTTGCTGTTCTCTTCGATAGCGTCGTGGAAGGCGTAGCTGGCTGAAAGCATCGTCCTACCTCTCGATGACGTTGAACGACAGCGTTGAGTAGCGCGTGCCGTCGGAAAGCTGATACCACTTCATAGGAGCCGTGCGGTCTCCCGCGTAGAACTCCGCCATGCGCCTGCCGCCCGTGAGCGCGTCGGGGTATTCCAGCTGGAAATACTCCGCGTTGAACTGCTGCAAGATGCGGGCGGCCTGGGCATCTGTGAGGCCCGACCACGACAATTGCAGCTTGCGCTTCTGGCTGGTGCGCATCTTATACATAGTGTTTCCCGCATCCTGAACGCGGCCCGCGTCGGACGAGGAGATGTCTTGCAGGCCCCAGGTCATCGAGGCGGGGTCGGGAGTGACCTCCGCCATAGACGACCAATCCTGGCCAACTCTCAAAACGCTCATTGAGCCTCCTAAGCGAAGTCCACGCTGATTTCGCCGCGAGCGTCCAAGGTGCGCATGCCCTTGACCACGGTGCGGGCAAGCTCTTCCGCGCCCACCACGAAGGTGACCTGCGTATCGCCGCTCGCGCCCGCGCTCGGCTGGCTGCCGAGAACCTGAACCATGGCGTTGATGACGCCTCGCTCGATGCCCGCGATAATCTGCTCGTTGTTCGCGACGGTGGTCTTACCGCCCATCGTGCCGACAAGCTCGGGGCCCGACTCTCGCGCAACGAACAGCTGGCCCGCGTCGACCTGGCCGCCGTTGGCGAGATACGGGATGCTGAAGCCGATGCTCGAATATCCCGTAACCATCGCGACGGCTCTGGGCAATCGGATGTTGATGCTGTTCAATCGTCCGATAATCCAATTCATCGCGCTGCGGATGCTGTTGACGATCGACCAGAAAGCGTTCGACACGGGGTTGCCCACGTTCCACACGAACCAGTTGCCAACGCCAGCCCAGGCATCTTTCACCCAGCCGACAGGATTCGACAGGCCCGCGTACATCTGGTCGCCAGCCCAGCTCGCCAAACTCGACAGGCTTCCGAACAAAGGACTCAAATTCGAGTTGTACCAGGAGCTGATGCTGCCAATCGTGCTGCTCCACGCGCCCGACATGTTGCCCGTGAAATTGCGCCAATTGCTGCCTGCGGTATCGCCGAGGCCGCGCAACTTGCTCGCCGTATCGGACGCGAAAGACGCGACGCTGTTGGCGACAGAGCTGGTGAACGAGCCGAAGGTGGCTTGCGCTCCCGTCGCGAAGTTCGAGATGCTCTGCCCCGCGTTTGCCTTGAAGTCATCGAAATCGCCCTTGCGGCTGGCGCACCAATCCGCGATGTTCTGGGCGGCGGAAGAGGTGAAGCTTCCTAACGTCGACTTGGCGCCGTCCGCGAAATTCGAAATACTTTGACCGGCATTCGCCTTGAAGTTATCGAAATCGCTCTTCTTGCTAGAACACCAGCTCGCGATATTCTGTCCCGCAGATGTGGTGAACAGCGAAAGCGTGTTCTGGGCACCGTCCGCGAAATCGCCTACGGCGCTTCCGAGGTTGTCGCACCACACCTGCCACTTCTCCTTGATTTCACCCGTGGTGAAATCCATCTGGTCGGCTGCGTCTCCGAGGCCGTTCTTCACATTCGCCAGCACGCCGTTCTCGCCGTAATAGGTCTCGTTGGCGGCATCCTGCTGCGTCTGCGCGGTATCGAGTGACGCCTGCTTGACGGCGTCGTATTGCTCCTGCGTGATATTGCCCGCCTCGAAGGCCGCGTCGGCGGCGGCCATCTTCTGATCGTAGGTGTCCCATGCGTCGCGAACTTCTTGGTCGCGCTTATCCTGCGCTGCCTTGATGACGTTGCTCGCCTCTTCCAAGGCGGCAGCCGTGTTGTTGTTCTTCATGTTGCTGCGAATCGTCTCCAATTCGGCAGCGCTCGCCCCGGAAGACTGAATCAGATCTTCTAGGAGCTGATCTTGAATCTGCTTTGCCTGTTCGGCTTCTTCCGCGGTAATCTCGCGATGCTCCTCGGCGGCAGTCATATATATGTCACATAGGTCTTGCTGCGCCTGGTCGGCCCTCGTCACCTGGTTGTCGTAGACCTCGTTCACGCGGTCTTTCATCTGCTGCACGGTATCTTCGGGCAGCATGTCCGCGAGCAGGTCGATGCCCGCAAGCTCCTCGTTGCGCTTCGCGTCGAGGTTGTTCACGAGGGTGTCATGCACGTCTTGTATACGAGCCTCCACCGTCGAGATGTCCTCTTCGCTCACCACGGCATTCGGCAGGCTGCATTTGGAAAGCTCTCCATATGCGTCGGTCATCGAATCTAGCGACGTGCCGAATCGTGCCGCGGTCTCTTCCGAAACGCCGCCCAACGCGTCAACCTTCTCCGCCACGGGAGACGTGGCGAAGCCGAGTCCTCGAATCGCGAGGCTCACGCCTTCTAGCGCGCCGATGGCGATGCCAAGCGGCGGGCAGAGCGCGCCTGCGATACAGGCCGCCACGAGCATGATGGCATCAGTCCATTGCAGGTCGAACACCTGGTTGATGAGCGAGCCGATGTCCATGATGAAATCGCCGACGCTGCCGAGGGCATTCGTCAAGGGAGATAGGTCGATACCAACCGCCTGCGCGATGATGCCGACGATGGTAGACAACGCTCCGACGGTGAAATTGCTCAACGGCTCCAAATACGAGCCGATGTTCTTCAAGACGTCGAAGATGGTCTCGCAGCCGCGCCTGAAGTTCTTGCTGTTGATGACCAGGTTGGTGAAATGCCCGACGATGACGGCCACCGCAAGGCCGATTCCGACGGCCACGGGATTCAAGCCGCCCATGAGCGATTTGAGGCCCGCCAGGCCCTCGCTGCCCTTGAGAACAGCCATGATCTTCTTCAAGTCCTCGAACTGCTGCATCAACTTCGGCGCGAGCTTCCACGCGAGGAAACCAGCGCCGATGCCCGCGATGACGGGGGCGATCGCCTTGAGCCCGTTGACGAGCTTCTGCGCCATCTCGCTCGATACCTGGTTGATTTTGTCGCTCAGGCCGTTGAAGAAGTCATACGTGTCTAGCGGGATGTCGAAGCCACCGAGGCCGCCGCCTGCTCCGCCACCACCGCCTGCTCCGCCACCGCCGCTGTCATCGGGCACGTCGTTGAGCTTGTTCAGCTCGTCGAAGCCCATGACGGTGTTCTTCAGCTCTTTGACCTTGTCGGACGCGCCCGAAGCGGCGCCGCCGACGCCATCGAGCGCATCGGATGCGGCGTCCGCGCCCGTGGCGATGCCAGACGTGTCGAGGCCCGAGTAATCGACCTCGAACGTGGCGTCGATGCCGAACAGGCCTGCGATGGCCTGGGCGATCATCGTGATTGCCTTGACCACCGCGATAGCCACGGGGAGGATGGCGTTCAGCGCGGGAATGAACAGATTGCCCACGGTGCGCGCGGCCAATTGCAGCTGCATCTTCAAAACGCGCAACTGGTTGGCGGGAGACGCAAGGGTGCGCGCCATGTCGCCGTGAACGATGGTGACCTGGTTCATGATCATGTAGTAGCGCAGAGCGACCTTCTCCGCCTGGGTCATCGTCTGCGTGTTCGCGTCGATGCCGAGCTTGGTGGCCTCGATTTGCATACGCGCGTCAGACAAGTCCCAGCCGATGCGGCGCAGAGGCTCAAGCTCGCCCGCGATGCCCGATTGCAGTTTGAGCATCGAGTCTTCCACGCTGATGTTGAAGAACGACGCGATATCGTAGCCGAGCTGCGTGAGCTGCTGGCTCATCACGTCGGCATGCTCTTTGGTCTCGCCCATGCCCGTGACGAGCGTTTCGAAAACGCCCTGGTAGCGGGCAAGCTCGCCGAAGTCGATGCCCATGAGTTCCTGGCATTTCATGCCGAACTCGGTCGCAGCCTGGGTCGCGCTGCCCATGGATGCCTCAAACAAGTTCATGTTCTCGACGTATCGCGTGGATTGGTCGATAAGGTATGCCAACCCATTGAACAATCCCTGCGATGCCGCGATAAGGCCCATGGTGCGGACTCGCAAGCCCGACGCGCCGCCCGCGGCGTTCATGTACGAGACCTGCAAGTTCTTGTTCGCGGACGCGACAGTGCGCGCCGCCGCGCCAGCCGTGCGCAGCGATTTCGGCAGCATGTTCACGGAATGCGCCAAACGCGAGACGTTGCTCGCGAGCGGGGCGATGGAAGAATTGAGCCGGTTCAGCTGCGAGATGAGCGAACCCATGTTCAGCTTCGAGAACTCGGAGAACACGGCGGGCAGCTTCTTGAGCTGCGTGACGGCCCTGCCGATGCCCTTCGTGTCGATGCCCGAAAGCGCATTGAGACCCGTCGCAAGCTTGCCCAACGCCGACATGCCCGAGCCGTCGAGGCCGCGCGCGGTGGCCGCGAGCGACTTCAGGTTGCGCGCCGTGGACGCGCTGATTTTGATCCCCGAGAGGTCAACGCCGCTCGCATCAGTCTTCAATTGCCGTAAAGCGCGAGAAAGCTGCCCGAGCTTCTTGGTTGGCGCGGACAGCGATTTGTCTAGGCGGTGAAGGGACGATACCAGGCTGTCGATCCCACCAACCGCTTTCGTGGCATCGCCGGACACTTCGATAGCGAGCCAGTCGATGGTTCCTTCAGCCATGGCATCCTCCTGCCTATTGTTCCTTGGATTCCGATTCCGCCTCGAATTTGGCGTTGAATTGCGCGGCGAAAGTCTCGAAGAAGGCTTTGTCCTTCTCCAACTTCCTCTTCTCCTTCATGCGCTCCGCTCGCTCCCTCGTCTCCTGGCTGCCGAACAGCGGCGATTCGGGATACGTGGCGTCTGGCCCGGGGCTAAGCTCGCGGTAGGCTCCCGATGCGGCAACGAGCGCCTGGAAGGTGTAGATGCCAGCCTTCCATTGGCGCACGTCTTCGATCTCGCGGCGCGTCTTGTTGGCGTCGCGGTACGCCTTGCACAGGCGCAAATCGCCGTGCCAGAACTCGTCGGCGCTCATGCCTATCGCGAGATATTGGGGCAAGGAGTCCCAGAAGAGGGACTCCAAGGTTGTGTAGACCTTCCCGGAAGGCTCTTCGCCTACATCGCCTTCCAGGTCAGAGCGTTTCCCGCGTCAGGCTCTTCGAGCACGCTGGAAGCGGTTTCGAGATACATGGCGGCGAGCATCTGGTAGAGGCCAGCCTTGTCGCTCATCTTGTCGAACATGCCCGAGACCACGCCGTTCTTGATGTTCGGGTGATGCTTCATGAAAGCCGCCGCGAACAGCGATGGGAGCATGGAAATCTTTCCCGCCTGAACCTCGCCGATGGAGATGTCGAACATGCGCTCGGCCTGCATAGCGGTGTTGCGGTCGAACTCGAGGGTGTAGGTTGTGCCGTTGCTCTCAAACTTGACTTGGGACATTTCCCATCCTTTCTCTAGGTCTGTTCCTATTTGCTAGCCAGGGTGATGATGGAAGACGGGGCGATGGCGATGCCCATCTCGACGGCGGCGGAAACGCCCGCGCCCTTGGGCCATGCGGCCAACTCGCCTTCGAACTCGAACTTGCCGCAATCGCCCGAAGGGGTCACGACGCCAGCAGCCTCGGTGCCGCCGAACCACAGGGCGTAGTGCTCGGTCTTGCCCTTGAGGGCCACGAGCTTCTTGTAGTCGTCGAGGTCGTAGTTCGCGGTGAACTCGAGCTGGCCCGTGTCGAGGATGTCCTGCAAGTAGCGCTTCATCGAGTCGGAAAGCGTGGTGATGTCGATGGTGTCGGGCGCCTTGCCCAGGTCGGGGAACTCCTTGATGTCCACGAGCTTCGTGTAGGCGGTGCCATCGGTGCTGTGCATCAGGAAGGTCTTGTAGCTGGTGATAGCCATTGCTTATCTCCTATACATGACGTGGTTTTTATCGACGAGGCCCGCGTATCGGGCCACGATTCTGTAGATAGAGGGGTCTGCCGCGTTGTCTATCGGCTCGCACATGAGGCGGGTCATGTTCATCGCCCGCATCTCGGCGCTTGCTATCGCGGCGATGCGCCTGCACTCTTCTTTGGCGGATGTCGCCGAATTCGAGTAGACGTTCATCGTGTAGACAACGGCTGAAGCGTTCTCGCCATCCGACGAATCGGCCATCGACGCCTGCTCGATGTTCGATGTCTCGATGAGCGACACCGCGGGGAATTGCGGCGGAGCGGTCACGTGCACGGACGACACGTAAGCGCCCGGGTACTCCTTGAGGATCGCGCGGGCAACGCGGTCGAAAACGTCGACTTCAACGTCGATCAACTCGCGAACACCTCCCTCGCGATATTCAGGACTTTCTGCCGCATCTCCTCCGAGGCGGCCAGCATATACGCGTTGGCGGACTGGCCCTGCGTGCTGAAGCGCCTGCCGCCGCTGACGTAGTACCAAACGGTCGGGTCATCGGGGTCATGCGCCCATGGCGAGCGTCGCTCGTCGTAGCGCCACCCCGCTGGAAGATCGCCCGGATAGGTGCCCTCGCCAACGACGCCCGTGCCGAATTCGACGAACCAGGCGTAGGGGCTGTAGGAGATGACCAGGTACTCGCAATCTCCCGAGCGCTGCATGTAGATACCGTCGCGCAAGGCCCCCGTGTCGACGCGAACCGCCGAGACGGCTGTGTTCACGCCCTCTTCGGCGAGCCTCTTGCACACTTCCTCGACTTTCTCATCGAGCGAGTGCGCGTAGGCTTCGAGCTGCCTGATGATGGATTTCACCGATGAGCTTGAAAGCTCCACGTCGAATTGCCGCTTGTTCATCGCGACACCTCCACGCGTTTCACGGCGACCACCGTGTACGACTCGCTGCGCGACACGCGCTTCACCGCGTAATCGAACGGCTCGTCGGCAGCGTGCTCTATCCATACGCGCGACGATTCGTCGATGGCGAACGAAGGGTCATCGATGGCGATGATGCGGTCGTAGTCGAGGTTCAAGCCGAACATCGAGTCCTGCGCTTGGCCCCTGGCGCTCGACACGGATGCGAACACTTCCACGGGTTCCGTGTACGACATCTCGTGGCGGCCCGTGAGCCTGCCCTGCGAATCGGTTTCGGGGCGCTTGCCTTCAAATCGGGACACGAAAACGCCGTGTCGGGGCTTGTCCATGCACCTCATCGCGGAACCCCCGTGAACGGAACCAAGCCGCTGAAGAACGACTTGGGCACGCCCGCCGATTCCCACTCGTGGGTGACGCCGTTTTCCACACGGCGAACCTCGCCCTCGGCGCCGCGCTTGTTCACCAGGTACACGGCGATGTCAACGGCGAGTGAATGATGCTTTTCAGGCACATCGGCCCAAGTGGCGTCCGCATACGGGTAGAGGCGGGAAACGATTTCTCGCTTCGCCGCCTCCAAGTAGTGATCGGCGAAAACGTCGAGGCGGGGGCAATCGACCAACGCGATTACGGCATTGCGCATTTCTTCGTCGGTCATCGCGTGCCTCCCTAGGCGGCGTGGCCAGGCGTGGTCATCTTGCCAATGAATACGGCGCGGGGGTCGCTCCAAGCGAGATCCCAGTTGGCCTTGTTGAACAGATCGGCATTCGTCGGAGACGCGCCCATAGCCTTGGGAGCCTTGAAGGTGAATCCGTTGGGGTGGATGGTCTCGCGACGGCGCGTGCCGATGAAATCGACGCCGCCATTCTTAACGGGGTCGCGCCAGGTCTCGACGGGCAGGGTGACGGGCGCGGACGCGTGGCGAAGGGAGCCTGCTCCGAAGAGGTAGGTGTCGTAGGTCTTGGCACCAGCATCGCCCGCTGCGGTGGGAACGCCGTCGTCGATGATGCACAGGATGCCGTTGACCGTGATGGTGCGAACCTCGCGAGTCATGCCGTTGGCATCGGTGTAGCGCAGGTAGTTGGCGCGGCTGAGGTCTTCGAACTCCTGCGCGACGGCGGAGTGCATGATTGCCATGGAGATGTTGTCCTTGGCATCGCCCCAGATTTCCTGGGTGACGTCGGACAGGGTGTTCTCGTCGAGCTTGGCCTTCTTGACGGCGTGGGATGCCATCTTGGCGTTGCCGAGAACCGCGTCGGTGATGCCGATGATGCGCTTCTGGGTCTGGTGCACGTACCAGGGGTTGATGCGCGCGGCGATGGCTGCGAGCGGCTTGGCGGTGGTGAAGTCAGCAGCGAACTGCGGGGCCTGCCATGCCTTCATGCGGCCGAACACGACGCCCGTTTGAGATGCGCCGGAGATTTCGGAAGCCGTCATGTCGGTCTTGCCGTCGTAGTTGTCCTCGTCCTCGTCAGCAAGCTCGTTGTAGAACGGGAAGGTGTACTGGTTGGAGCCGTTGGCGATGAGGGAGGCGATGTACGCGTCCTCGACCATGGCGCCCGAAGAAACCATGGCGTCGCGGAGCAAGTTGGGCTGGTTGCCGAACTCGAGCGCGAACAGCTCCTCGTCGAATGGGAAAACAGTGTTGCCGATAGTGAGAGTGGCTGGCATTCTCTACTCCTGTCTGATCTTTACTCTGTGAGTTTCGAAATGATGTTGGGGTCGGCTTTCTTCAGCTCGAGCTGCTTGTCGTAAGGCAATGCGAGGAAATCCTTGACCGTGGTTGGGATGCCGCCGCCCTGGTTGCCGTCGAGAGACGGGTTGGACTTGAGCATCGCGTCCTTGGTGGCTTTCTCGACTAGCTCGCGCTGCTTGGCGACCGTATCGACGATTCGTTGCGCGAACTGCTTTGTCACCTCTGCGTCTTCCGTGGTCACCTGCTCCACGAGCTGATCGATTTCCGCCGCCTCGAAGCAGCCCGCTCCGACGAAGATGGTCTTCGCGTCGAGGGCGTTCGCCTTCATGGTGAACTCGCGCTCCTTGGCCGCTGCCGCCGCTTCACGCTGCTGAAGCAGCTCTTCGGCGGTCATGCCTTCCTGCAATTTCGCGGTGGCGTCTCCGAGCTGCGCGGTGGCAGAATCGAGACGCGTCTTGTAATCGGCTGCCTGGGCCTGCGCCTCTCCGAGGGCGGCCGCGTTCGCGTCGCGCGCCTCTTCGGCGGCCTTGAGATTGGCCTTGAGCGGGTTCAGCTCGCTGCCGATGCCGTTGAGCACCGCGTCGATCTGTTCCTTGGTTGCGCCCGGGAAAATGGCCTCAACTTCATTTCGCTTCATTGGGTTGTCCTTTCATCACGCCCGCTTAACGCGACGGGCATCGCAATTCCGCCATTTGCGCATGGCTGCGTATGTCCATCGCGCGGCCTATTCGGCCTTCGCGTTGTTGGCATCTGGGTCGGGGACTGCCGCCTGCGGCCCTGGGTCGGCGGGGGCTGGCACCGCCGCGGCGGGCGGCGCTTGCTCGGCCTTGCGCTCGCTGTACTGCTTCGACTGCGTGTAGGCGGCCTCCGGGTCGCTGAACAGCCCGCAGGATTGGAAAGCAAGCTCGGGGTGGATCTTGTCCTGGCCGAGCATCGTCGTGAGCACCTGGGATTTGACCAGGATGTTCTCGTAATTGCGTCGGTTGAACGCAAGCTCGATGTCGCGGATTCGCAAGTCGATGTCCGTGTCGGCGGACTGCTTGCAGATGGCGAGCGCCACGCGCATGAAATCGCGCTCGGCGCGCTTGAACTGAAGCTCGTAGCTCTTCGCGTGGGATTCCGCGAGCGTCCAGCCGTCTCTGAGCAGGACGGCCGCGCCCGTGTCCGACGTCGAGCCGCCCTGCCCGTTTCGATTGGGCATGCCGCAGATGTTCACGATGGCCTGGTAGAGGTCTTCTTTGGTGACCTGCGTCTGGGACTGGTCGAGGTCGTTCTTCAGAATCTCCACGTCGCCCTGCGCGCCTTCGACGCTCGTGACCTTCACCGCGCCCAGCTTGAGCATCGCGATGAAATCGTCCTCGGTGATGTCGCAGTTGACGAATTTCATGAGCGCCTGCACCGTCTGCTCGATGCCGTCGAGGCGATTGGACTCGATCGCGTTGATGGCGTCCAGCAGCGGCAGAACAGGCTCGAACACGCCTTGGCGCGCGTTGTTGAGGCGGTACTCGACGATGGGCACGCGCCCGTAGGTATGCGGCACGTCCTCGACGACCTGGCCCTCGACCACCTTCAGGTAGCGCTCGGGGGTGAACACGTTGTAGACGACGCGCTTGGCCTCGCCCTCTCGCCCGAGCCACACGCCCATAAGCGGGCGGTGTCGGTAGTTCGAGGAATAGGCCACGTATGTGCATCGGGGGTCGAGCGTGTAGATCTCGAACGGCGCTCCGCCATCCTCCACGTCGTACTCGGAATCGGCCTCGCACATGCGGTAGCCGATGCCCGCGATGCACATCCACTCGAAGAGGTCTCGGTCGGCGCTCGCCTTGTCTTCGGCGAACATGAGCGTGTTCAGCTCGTTGACCTGATTCAATCGGGCCTCATAGCCCTCCTCGCCCGTGCCGTCGTCGGACACGCCGCCGTCGTTGCGGCACGTGTATTGCAGAGGCTCGGCGAGCTGGTAGCCGATTTTGAAAGCCACGATTTCTTGGGCGTGGTTCTCGACCACCTTGTTGTTGATTTCGGGTCGCACGTCCTTGACGCGCTGAAGGATAGGCTGGTCGCCCTTGTAATAGCGCCACAGGTAATCGATGGCGCAGTAGTTCGCGGAATACCCGGCCTCGGCGTCGGCCAACGCCGCCACGACGTTCTCCGCCGTGATCTCCGAGTAGTCGAGCTCTATGCGGACGCGCCCCAGGAAGGGGCCTCGAAACGCCTCGCGGTTAGTCGTGCTTTCGGCCACGCAGGCTCCTTCCGGACGCGGTTTTTCAGGGGAAGGCGGGCCGCGAATCGAGGCAAAGGAGGGAAAATCCTCGTGACGCGGAAGAAGGGAAGAAAGAACGCGTCGGCCCGCCGATGGCGATGCTCGGTAGCTTCGCCGACACGTATAATGCCCTCCCCCTCAACGCATGTGAACAGGTATAAGAATTAATGAAGATTAGTTTTGTTTACCCAGTACAGCGATTGATTCGGAATAAGTCGTAGGCTACCAGGGGTGCTTGACGGCCGCGCAAACGGCCTTGCGCATCGACTGCGCGAAGCGCTTGTACATCGACATCGAATCGGGGGCGTCGTCGTGCTTGTTCTTGCCCGAAACCGTGTAATGCGTGAGCATGCCCATGAAGCGGCGCATATCGGGAGACTTCCAGTCCGACGGGAAATACACGTTCTCCTTGATCCACCCCGAATCGACCAGGATGCGGGTCTCCTTGTTCTCGGTGCTGTACTTCTTGCTCACATCGACGTAATGCCCAAGCTCGGCGCACTTCTCCCCGACCGAATCGGCGACGCGCCCGCCCGCGGCATTCGACTCGAAGCGAACCCTGTCCACATGATTTCGCACCAGGCACTCGGCGAGGCGCGGCTCGACGATTTCGGGAAGCGAATTATCGCAAACCGCGTCGATGAGGTAGTGTCGTTGGCCGTATACCGCGACCACGGGCATCGAGGCGTAGTCCGCGCCCCTGTCCTTCGTGTCGCATACCGCGAGCACGGCGTCAGGCTCACCGTCGGGCAGGTCCGTGTAATACTTCAGCTCGTCGGCGGCGAACATGAGGCCCGTCATCCAATACGGCTGGCCCATGTATTTCGCGGCCCACGAGTCCGCCTCGCCGTTGGCCGTCAGCGACTCGCGCATGTCCACGTAATATCCGGTAGAGAATCCCAAGCCGTACTTGTAGACGAAATTCGACTCGCCCTTCTCGTTGAGCGCGGGCACGGCCACGAAGCGGTAGCGCGGGTTGCCCGCGTACTGCTCCTCGATGCGCCCGATGGGGTCGTTCGGGCACCAGCGCGTCGCGACGAAAAGCTGCTTCGCGCCGTCGTTCATGCGGTCTTTGAGCTGGTTGAGGTAGGCGCTGTAGAGCTTATCCATGCGATCGGCGTTCAACGCCTCCTCGCGGTCTTCAACCAAGTCGTCCATGTAGAGCAGCGCGTCCTTGCCGACCTCGACCGCGCCCGTGAGCGTGCCCTCGATCGAGCGGCACGTGAGCGTCGGGAATCGGCTGACGCGCTTCAGCGCGATTGTCTCGTTCTTCATCGAGCTTTCCATGAACGGCGCATAGGGGAACACCTTCGCGAACCTGTAGGTCTCTCCGTCCGTGATGATGGAAAGCGCCTCCTTGTGGAAGCCCTCGGTGAGCTTGTCCGAGTGTCCGCTCATGATGTTCGCGCGCTCGGGGTGCATGCCCATGACCATCGTGAGGAAGAAGATGCACGTGGTGGATTTCGCCGTGCGGGGCGGCATGGATATCGATAGGAAGTCGAGCTGCCCTTCGAGGAGGTCTTGTAGATGAACGACGACCTTCGGGAACAGCACGTGGCGGCGCGGCTGGTAGAAGCGCTTGGCAGGCTCGCGGCCCCATTCCATGTAGATGCAATACGAGTCGAAATCGAAATCCGCGTTCAGCAGCGCGATGTCCTCGACGATCGACGCGAGGCGCTCCGCGTCGGTGTCATCGGCCACGGCCACGGCATCCGCCGCGCGCTCGCGAAACCACCGCGCGTAGGCGCTCTCCTCGATAGGGCGTTTCTCCTTGAACGCCGTCAGAACCGCGAGCGCATCGGTGAACGCCTCGGGCGTGGGGTCTGCCCCAACCGCTTTCGCGATGAGGTCTAGGGTGAGCTGCTCGTCCATGTGGATACCTCCGTAAACAGAAAAAGGGCCTCGTCATAGACGAAGCCCCGAGCATCACCCCATATGCGGTTTTCTTCCCCTTTACGCCGTAAAGCGCGATATTTACGCCGTAAGCCGACCGTCGGCAAGCATGCGGTACACGGTCGCGCGGTCGCAGCCGAGCACTCGCGCCGCGGCGGACTTCCCTTCCGCCGACAAAGCGGCCTGCGCATCGCGCAGCACCTCTTCGGGATACGCGCGCTTCGACGAGCCGCGGTACTTCCCCGCCGCCTTGGCGATGGCTATGCCCTCGGCCTGGCGCTGTCTGTTCTTGTCGCGCTCCGTCTGCGCGACGTAGGCGAGCAGGCTCAAGAGCATGTCCTCGACGCACTTGCCAACAGGCCCCATCGAGTCGAACGACTCCGAATCGAAGAACTCTAGGTCGAGCACCTTGAGCGACACGCCCGCTTCTCTGGTGAGCCTGCGCCATTCCCGCGTCACGTCGTCGTAGTCGCGCCCGAGCCGGTCGAGGCTGTCGAACACCACCTTGTCGCCGCGCTCGAGCCTGTCGAGAAGCGCCGCATACGCGGGCCGCTCCAAGTCCTTGCCGCTCGCCTTGTCCACGAAGAGGTCTCCCTCCGCCATCCCAAGCTCGCGCATCTTGGCGATCTGCCGCTCGGGATTCTGCCCTTCCGTGGAAACTCGCACATACCCGTACACTTTCATGGTACACTCCTTCTTGCGCATATGTCCGCTTGTCGGGCATCGAAGCCGTCCTCCTGGCCGAGGGCGGCTTTTTCTTTTTCGGGCGATTTTTGAAATGGAAGCCCGAACTCCTGCGTTTTATTTCAGAAAACGGGCTTCCTGTGAAATCGGCCTCCCGGTTTACGAATCCTGCTCGTCGCCCAGCTCCACGTTCAGCTTCCCCGCCGCGACAGACAGGTTGCCGTAGGCCGTGGCGACGCCGCCTGTGTCATCCGTCGAATACTCCCCGTTGGCCGCGTTCTCGCCGAGCGCCGCGATTCGCGCGCCGACTTCGACCGCGTAGGCGTCCATGCACGCGATCACGTCGCCGTATTCCGAAGACGGCAGGCCGTTGACCGCATCGACCGCATCCGCGCTCTCCGCCATGAGGGACACGGCCTCCTGGTAGAGGGCGTCGCCCTTCTCCTTGGACTTCGCAGCCGCATCGGGGCTGTCGGCGAGCATCGGGATGAGGCTGTAGTTCCCGTAGGCCTCGGTGCATTTGTCGTTCGCGGCGGCCACCTGCTCGTAGGCTGCCACGATTTCAGCCTCATGCGGGTCTTGCGCCGGCTCTGTTCCCGTCAAGGCCACGCCGACGACGAAAAGCGCCGCGCCCACGCCCAAGGCGATCGCGGGCGGCTTCTTGTCGCCCTTCTTCACCAAGGAAACCAGCAGGGCTATAAGCCCCGCGACCATCACGGCGATTCCCGCCAGCCCCACAATCAAACTCATTCCGCTTCCTTTCCCTAGATTTCCGGAACTGAAATATGATAACCCGCCCGCAGCGGGAGACCTTTAGCAGGCGGCTAATCTTCGACGGGAGGGTCTACCACAACGCTGCCGCGCGGAAGATTGCTGCCCTTCGGAACCGCCACGAGGTCGTAGCCGAGCAGGTTCAGCACGTCCACCATGAACGACACCTTCGGGCTGTTCGCCTTCTTGAACCTGTTGTTGAGCGTCTGCGGCAGCATTCCCAACTGCCTTGAGATTCTGGCCTTGCTCCAAGAGGACTCCTCGATGAGGGCCTCCATAAGTTCGATTGCTTCCATTCGTGCTCCTTTCGATGGGTACAGGATAACATAAGCAAAATAATTGTCAAGCATTAATGCTTATGCGCTTTTATTTCGTTCGATAATTTAAGCCACTTACCACCGCGTGCACGCGTTTTCCCATATCCTGCCCGGGGTGCATCGGAACGTCGCATCGGGGCATACCCCCGCGCCACGGTCAACCGACAAGCAAAAACGTTTATATTTCTCGTTGACATATGAGCAAAAACGTTTATATTCAGGGCATCAGCAAAACCGCTTACACCACCGACCGAAGGGAGCCGACCATGACGACCAACACCAACACCGGCCTCGAACTGACCACCTGCGCACACTGCGGCGCAACTATCGACCCCGACGCGCCCAACGTCGAAACCGCCGACGGCGAGTATTATTGCAACGCCTCGTGCATCACGGCGGCTGGCTTCGAGCTGTGCGACCACTGCGGCGAGTGGATAGCGCCCGGCGACGCCGACACCGTACACGTTGGAAACAACGCGTTCTGCAATTACGAGTGCGCCCACGAGGCGGGATTCGAGCAGTGTGAAAACTGCGGCGAGTGGGTAGACGCCGATTACGCGACTATGCCTCGCACACTGAGCGGCGACATTATCGGCGTGTACTGCTCGGACGACTGCGCGAGCTCTGACGGCTTTACGCAGTGCGACGACTGCGGCGACTGGGTATCGAACGACGACGCAGTAACGACGCACGACGACCGCGAGATATGCGAGAACTGCCGCAGCGCGCATTATCACTACTGCGAGAACTGCGACGAGGTGTATCACGAGGACGACGGCGGATGGTACGGCGATTATTGGTACTGCACCGACTGCGCGCCGGAAGACGACGAGGCCGACGACTTGCACGCCTACGGCTATACGCCGTTCCTGGCGTTTTTCGGCGAGAACCCGGGCGGCGAGCTGCCATATTTCGGCGTCGAATTGGAAACCGACACAAGTGGATATGGCGTGCGAGCGGCATACGTGCGCGACCTCGTGCAGCTGCCGCGAGCCGATGCAATTTGGCTGACGCAGGATGGCAGTTTGGATAACGGCGTCGAAGTAACCTCGATGCCTTGCACGCTCGATTATCACGTTACCTCGGGACTGTGGGAAAGCGTGCGAGATACCGCCGTATCGCACGGCTACCGCTCGCACGATACGAGTACCTGCGGCCTCCATATCCACGTCAACCGCGCGTTTTTCGGTAAAAGCGGCCTCGTGCAGGACGCTTGCGCGTACAAACTAACCCGGCTAATGCAGCGATTCGAGCGTCAGTTAACTACTTTTGCCCGCCGTATCGATAACCACTGGTGCGCATACGGGACTACTACCGACTACGCGAAAGCACCTGCGAAAAACGATTCTATTCTGTCGAAAGCGGCTGACCTCAAGTATTACCACGGGCGCACGCACGCGAAAGCGCTCAACTTGCAGCACTCGCAGACGTTCGAATTTCGCATTTTCAAGGGTACCTTGCGCGTCGAAACGCTTTACGCCTCCCTGGCGCTGGTTAACGGTTTATCGCACGTCGTGAAAGCGCACGGCGAAACCTGGTGCGAACACGTTACCTGGTATGACCTTATGGCCGCCGTCGTCGATGCAAACGACAACGAGACCGCGCGAAACTGTCTCACCGCCTACCTAATCGATAAAGGCCTTAACTAGCCCCCCCACCGACCAACAACCGAAAGCAGGAAAAACTTATGCGTATCATTGTCGCAAAACCGGCGGGCGTTCAATGCCCGAGCCTCGAAACCCTCGAGACGTGCTTTAACTCGAATCCTGACGGCGCGGGCCTTATGTGGGCCGACGGCGACCAGGTTCGAATCATTAAGGGCTTTATGGAATTCGACGAGTTCGCGAGCACCCTTAAAGCCCTTGGCGACGTCACTAACACTGGCCTCGTGATGCACTTTCGCATCACCACGCACGGCGGCACTCGCCCCGAGTGCTGCCACCCGTTCCCACTGACCGACGACGACGCGGCCTTGCGCGCGCTCGATATCTGCGCGCCCCTGGGAGTGGCGCACAACGGCATAATTACCGGCATGGATACCGACGCGAAAACCTCAGATACCATGGCATATATTCGAGACGTTTTGACGCCGTTGCAACGCATGGCGGGCGATCTCCTTGCGAGCGACGACGCTATGGGTGTAGTAGAAAGCACTGTTGGTTCTAAACTGGCATTTCTCGAGCCTGACGGCGCTATTACAACCGTGGGCGATTTCATCGAAGATAACGGCGTTTTCTATTCGAATGCGAGCTTTAAGCCTGCGCCCCGAGTATGGCGACCGACAACGCCGCAGAGCGCTGCGAGCGCGTGGCGAGCGTTCGACGAGTGGGACGACGAACCGACCGACGGCGATATGTTCGACCTGATAGCGCGACTGCCTTATGCGTCCTGCGCAAGCTGCGACCTAGCCGAGGAATGCGCGCTCGATTGCCCATACTGTTCAAGCGAAAGCGAAGCCGAGTATAATTCAATCGTCGATTATTGGGACGATGACGAAAACGAGGTGATGGCGTGTTAGCCTGGCTGATATATTTTCTGCTGGCGCCCGTGTTTATCCTTATATACCTGCTGCGCATGCAATAATTTAATAACCCCCACCCTATAGCCCCGCGTTTGCGGGGCTTTTCTTATGCCTCGAATCCGACCCGGTACGGCCTCGATGGCGCGCCGTTTGACAATGACGAGACATCTCGAGGCGCTTAATTATCAATTCGAGCACGCGCCGACCCCCTCCCCCAAACGCTCGAATTGTGGGCAACTTATGGACGCGCCCGAGGCCGCGCCCTGGCCTCGAAACCCGAGCGGACCGCGCCGACGCTGCGAGCGTTTTAAGGCGATTTAAAGCCCCATTTTATCGTCGCACTGCTACGGACACGCCCGAGGGCAAAACCGCGCCCCAAACGCCGCCGTACGGCCTTGCAGGGCTATTTCCAGGCCGCACGATACACCCCCGATACAGCGCGCTCGAAACCCTGCACGCAAGCACACGACGCCCCACGCGGCCTGGTCAAACGCCGCCCGAACGCACACAACCGCCGCCCACCCGGCACCCGGAACCCGCCCGAAACGCGAAAAGGCCCCCGCCGCGGCGCGTGCCGCCCAGCGAGGGCCTGAAAGTCGGGAAAGTCGGAAAGTCGAAAGTCGTTTCGCGAAAGTCGAAAGTCGAAAGTCGATTGGGAAAGTCGGAAAGTCGATCGCGAAAGTCGGAAACCGCCCGAAAAGTCGCGAAAGTCGCTTGTTTTCTCAAAGTCGGAAGTCGTAACAAACGCAGAAATGCCCCTCAGAGCCGCTGTAAGCGATTCTAAGGGGCATTTTAGTTCAAAGTCGTAAAGGTACTCGCAAAAGTCGCAAACGGCACCTTAAAACGGCTCTCATTGCTTCTCTTCGGGAAGTTCGTAAGTCTGCTCGCCGTCTTCGGAGTCCCTGCCGACGAGCGCGGCGTACTTCCTGCCGACGTCCTTGGAATCGGGCAGCTGCGGACGTGCGTCCACGTGCGCCACGACGCGCTCGGACTGGTCTCGGTAGCCGAAGTGGTTCTTGCCGAGGAAGATCCATTTTACGGGATTTCCCTTCTCGGTGGATAATTGGTTTTCCCAGTTCAGCTGCAAAAAATCATGGCATTTTTGCATAGCGTGGATAGATTCAGGCGTTATGTTCTTCCACTTCGTGTACCTACCGTGCACGATGCCCGAGAACATCTCTCGGTTCATCCCGAACGCCATCGCAGTTCCCTGCATCAGCGGCCTCATGTGCAGCTCGTCGCATATCGCCAGGTACTCCTCGAACCTCTCGATGATGGCGTCGGGATCGCTGTAGTCGGGCGGCTCCATGTGCATCAGCCGCTTCCCCAGCTCGATCGACCAGTGGTTCGCCTCGGCGTCCACGTTCCTCGGGTTGTTCCCGTCGACCACGGGGTTGTGCTTCGGAGGCCCGCCCGCGCGGTACCCGCCAGAGCCTTTTCCGCCCATTTTAGCTCCTTCCAGTGCATGAAGTGCACAGTGCACGATATATATATAGCCCTTATATAAGCAATTTCCCCTCTTTTTCTTATATAAATATCTATATATATACATGTACTTATGTACTTATTAATAAATAAATAAAAGAAATAAAGGATTTACCAGGGGTTTTGGAAAGTGCACGAATCGTCGGAAACGCATACTCCTCGTGCACTTTCATGCACTGCGCCTAGCGCAGCCTGAAACCCCCGGCGCCCGAAGTGCACGTTCCAGTGCCCGTTTCGGCACCAGTCCGCGCGCAGGGCAGCGCGCCGTTGAATCCGATGCCGAAGTAGTACCGCGTGTTGTTGCTGTTGCGGCTCGCGACGTTCAGCTGCATCAGGTAGCGGTTCACCGCGCGCATCGTCATCATCTCCTCGCCGCGCTCCTCGCAGTAGGCCCGCATGGCCTCCTTCAGCTCCTCGACGGGCACGCGCAGGCCGCTGCCGAGCGAGCACTCGTCGCGCACGAAGCCGTCGAGCCACGTGCCGCTGTTCGCCGACCACGCTTGGGTGGCCTCCCTCACTGACTCGGGCGGGTTGAGGCCCTGCCGCCTGTATTCTGTCAATCCGCGGAGCATCCACTCGATTATGGTGTGCATGCCCGTCTCGGTGGCGAATCGGTCGAGCAGGCCCATGTCGCGCTCGCCGTCGGTGAACGACCGCGAGAACTCTATCACGTGCATGCCGCCGCCGTTTAATGCCGAGGGGTCGTCTACGACGGGCAGCGCGTTGCAGTGCATCCACAGCGTGAAGGTCGGGATGAATTCGAAGCTGTCGCGGTTGAGGAATCTGGCCGTGACGGAATCGGCGCCGGACGCGTAGAGCTTCACCTTCGAGCTGTCCAGGCGCGCGCCAGCGGGAGGCTCGGGCAGGTCTACGAGACGCTTGCCCGCGAGCTTGGCGACCTCGGGGGACGCCGCGCCCGCGTTTCGGAAGCGCTGCTCGAGGACGATTCCGACGTCGGTCGAGCAGGCGTAATCGCCAAGGGCGCGCTTCACGGCATTCATGAGGGTCGACTTGCCGTTGTTGCGGTTAGGCCCCCACAGGACGAAAGTCGCCTTCTCGGGGTTTCCGCCGAGCAGGCTGTAGCCCAGGGCGCGTTGCAAAAACGCCGCCTTCTCCTCGTCGCCGTCCATGATTTGCAGCACGAACTCGTCCCAGCGGTCGTCGTATCCGAATTCAGTGAAGGTGCGGGGGTTGTCGAGGCGGGCCGCCGTGCGCTTGGTGATGTCGTGGCATCGGGCCACGGCTTCCACGCCCGCGCGCTCCTGCCAGTAGGCGGCCTCGTCGACTAGCGCCCCCGTCTTGAGGTCGAGCACGCCGTCGGGGGTGCCCATGACTTCCGATTCGGCGTCTAGGTCGCAGGCCGCCACGCGGGGCATGTCGCCCGCTTTCAGGCCGGACACCTGGCGCGAGAGGTTCGTGGCCGTGGCCTGGGCTTCGGCGAACTTGAGGTACGCCTTGGCGCGTTTCAGGCCGTCGGCATCATCGGCCGCGTCGGCTTTCCTGCGCTCGTTGTCGGCCCAGACGATGCGGGCCTTGAGGAATGCCGAGCACATGCGCCGCAGCTCGTCCTCGCCGCATTGGCGCAGCATGTCGCCGTTCGGGGCCACGGCGCATCCGAGTTCGGGGCACCATCGCCACCCGTCGAGCCAGAAGCACAGCTCGCGGGCGGTTTGGAGGTCGTTCAGGCGGTTGTCCTCGCTCGGGCCGAGGGGGTCGAACTCGTCGAGGCATCGCATGGCGGCTGCCTCCAATCCATCGACGCGCATCGGCTTGCCGCGCGCCTCGAACACGCCTTTCAATTCATAAGGGTCAGCGCTCCACATGCGCCGCCTCCTCTCTGCATATGCATGGCCAGTTGTCTCCGAAGTCCACGAGCGGGATTTCCTTCACGAGGGTGCCGTAGTAATCCCAGTAGGCATTCGTGCGGTTCGCGCGCTCGCCGTGCACCCTCGCGCATTCTTCCGCGGCGGCTTTGTCGGCAAAGGCGATTACGGGCCGCTCCCACGTGTCTTCCCACTCGCCGCCGAAGTCGGTCACGAGGTAAATCGCGCGCTTTCGCGCCTTCGGCTTCTTCGCGCACGCATCCTGATGCCCGCTCGCGTTGTGGCAAGTCGGTCGTTCGATCAGGTCTGCAAGACGCTCCCACCAAGCCTGGTCTTGCCAGTCCTGCCCGATGGAGCATCCTATCGCCGTTTCGAGCGAGTCAACCTCATCTGCGGAGTCATACCACTCGTGAACATCAAGCGCCCTCAGCCTTGCCGCAACCTCTCGGCGCTCGGTGTCGCTAATCGCCATCTCGAACCACCTTTCTCCTGCAATGCGGGCAGTATTCGTAGGAGCCGTACATCTCCTCGCAGGACTGGCCGCACTCGCGGCACTCCCAGCCGCGCACCTCTTCGCCATTGACCGTGCGCGTGGTCTCGGTGAGGTCGAGTACGGTCGTTGGCACGTCGATGAGGTCGGCCAGCTTGCCAATGCGTTCGATAGCCTGATTAGGCGTGTGACCGTCCCATTCGGGCGCGCGCTCAAGCTCTGTGCATCGGAACAGGTTCCAGTACGGGTCGATGTCATAGTGGTAGGTCGCTTGTCCGTCTGGAGTCTCGACGCCGACGATGAACATTCCGTCATACATGGTGCCGTCGGCGTGCAGCTTCGATTTCCAAGCTCTCTCGCCGAATGTCGCAACGATTACCGAGAACAGCACGGCTCTGTGATGGTAAAGCTCGTTGAATGTGTGGTAGCCATCCGAGGTTTCACCGTCGATGGGACATGGCTCGATGAGGTCTGCGAATCGCGCGTAGATGAGTTCGGGGTACGTAACGCCCGAAATGCCCGCGAAGCGCACGAGTTCGTAGAAAATCGCCTCGACTTCGTCCATGTCGAGCCGTGTTCCAGGGTAGGATTCTGACCACGCCAGCGCTTCGGCTCGAAGCTTTTGCGCAATCTCTCTGCGTTCGGTATCGCTAATCATTTCGCGCCTCCTCGATGCCCGCGAGCTTCTTGGCACGCCTAACCACGTCGAGGGTCTTCTTTATGTGGCACGGCCCGCCCTTCTGGAATCTGCACCCGTTGCACGTGGCAAAGCCGTTCTCGTCGAGCGGAGCGGGGGCGTAATCGCAACTCCTCTTCTTCGCGTCCTCCTCCAGCTTCTTCCAACTGTCGGCTGACTCAGGCTCAAGCGGCTCTGGCTTCTTGTGCGACAAGCGGGGCGCGTCTGCGCTCATGATTATCCCGATGCTGTCCTCGAGACCGACCGTGCAGTAGCTCCCAGTGTTGCCGTGGAGGCTAACGACCTTGAGAGGCTCGGGGTCGTCATCGCAGTACACCGTGTCGCCGAGTGCAATCGGCACGCCATCTGCTCCCGATAGGAGGGACTTCGGCACCACGATGCAATCTATAGGCGCCTTGGCTTCATGAAAGCCCAACAGTCCGATCTCCCAATATGCACCGTTCCAGTGCAGGCTGAATACTTTCTCGATTCCGCCATCGAAATACACGGCGTCGTCGACATGAATGGTCTTGCCGAGACAGTCGATAGGCGGATCGAGGCACTCGTCGCTATCCAGCCGCTCGCGAAGTCGGTCGTTGGTTTCAAGCAAGAACTCGATTTGCAGCTCCATCTGATAGTTGTCCTGCACGATCTCATACAGCTCGCTCGATATGCCAACAGCCGCGTCGCCGAAGCTTTCCATGACTTCCGCCTGCTTCTCGATGCGCTCGAGATGCTCTTTCGTGATACCCATCTATTCCACCACCTTCGCGCCGCAATCGGCGCAGTATTCGGGTCGCTTCGACCTCGTGCGGACGACGTGCCCGCATGAGAGGAACCATTTCTTGCCTAGATTCAAACCGCCCGGCGCGAAGCACCGCTTGCTTCGCATGACCGCGCACGTCGGTCTGTCCACGAGTTTCGCGAGCGTCTCCCCGACAGGCCCGCCCTCGTCGAGCGAGTCTCGGAGCGCGTTGAAGCACAGGCGGTCGAGGTAGATGTCGGGGGTCTTTTCCATGATTTCGCGCATGCGCTTAGCCACGCGCCTGCGGTCGGCGTCGTTAATCTCCATAGATGACCTCCAAGCCGTACGCGACGGCGGCATCATGCTCGATCTTGCAGCCGCGCGTCATCTCCCACCCTGGGCAGAAGTACACCGCGTGGCACAGGCTTGCGCTTTCGAGCGATTTCGCGAGGAATGCGAGCGGCACTTGCACCACGCCGCGTCCGCGCATCGAGTATTCGCTGTACCACTCGTCGGTGAAGTAGGTGTTCACGACTTCGTAGCCCATCGCTTCGAGGTCTCCCATCGCCTTCTCGCGGGCTGCGACGATTTCCTCATCGGTCTTGCCAGCCATTGGCTGCGATATCATCGCTTTTTTCTTCGCCTTAATCATTTAGGATCTCCTTCATCACCTTAATCGGCTCGCGCCGCAACTTTTCCGAAACCCTTTTGCGCTCCTCGTAGTTGATGCTCTCTGGCTTACTAGACACGGGTCACCTCTTCCGGTCGCCAAATGTATGCCATACCATTTGCTTTCAAGATGATTCGCGTCACGCCTTCTCGCGCATCGATTCCGATGACGAGGGCCTCATCCCCGTTCAGGTGTCGAATCGTGTCGCCGATCGCGAGGCGTTCGCCGTTCGCGTCACGCAGCAGCTTCACGGGTCTGTCATTCATCCACGATCACCTTCCATTCTTTCGAGGTCGCCGCGATTTCGATGCAATCGTGCTTCTTGTAAACCCTTCCGACGCGGTATTCGTATGTTTCTTTGAACCACTCCCCCGTATCGACTTTCGCCACGACGCTCATCAGCCCAGTGTCAGCGCACAGCTTTTGGAGCTGCTCGCCCACGAAGCCGTACTTATCGGCGAAGTACGCCATTGCGTCGCTCGGGTACCTGAAGCTCGTCGTTCCGACGAGGACTGTGTTCTGCCTGCGGCTTTTGAAGAGGCTCATGTCACTCGCCCTTTCCGCATTTGGCGTCCCAAAGCTCGAGCTTCATTCGACTGGAGGCGTTTGTGAGCACGGGCTGGGCGAGCGCCCATTTGTCGAAGATGTAGAGCGTGAGCTTCACGGCTTTCTCACGGGTCGCCCTGGTGTCGCCAGTCGTGTCCGCCATGTAGCGCGCGAACTTGCGGGCGTAGACCGACGAGCCTTCCTCGTAGGCGAGCTGCATCTCGCCGAAGAACGAGAGCGCGGCGGCTCGACCGTATGCCTCGCTGATGGCGCAGAACGACACGGCGAAAGCGATGGTCGAGAGCCTGCCGACGCACGAGCGCAGCTTGCGATACTCGTTCGCGAGAGTCTTCACGAGGCCCGCGTTCGCGTTCATGTACTCGATCGCCGCCGCGTTGGTCGCGTTGCGGCTTCGCAGCGCCGCCTGAATCGACGGCGCGTACTCGAAGCTCGCCATGGCCTTTCCGATGGCGCACTCGACGGTGTTGAAGTTTGACGCGTCCGCCAGGCTGCGCTTCATGCCTTGGTCGATGGTTCTGTACGCATCCTCGCGCACGTTCCGCACGACCACGAATCGCTGAGTGGTTCCTGACTCCACCACGGCGGACAGGCGGTGCTGCCCGTCGATGAGGTTGCCGAATTCGTCGATTACGATGGCCGCGCCGTTCAACTCCCACAGGCCGTTGCGCATGTCGTCGGCGTATTCCGCGACCTTGTGGCGGCGAATCTTCCGCTGCTGCCTCGAATTCAGTTCGAGGTATCTCTGCGCAAGTTCGGGCGTAATCGCCTCGATGTTGCAATATATTTCGGTCATTTCTTTCCCTTCTTGTCAGGATGGGCTACTCGATCTCGTCCATCGCGGCCTGGTAGCCCTCGTCGAATCCGACGTCGTGCGCATAGGCGAGCGCCTTGTCGATGTCTTCTTCGGACGTGTCAGCCGCACCGGTGCACTGCGAGTCTCCCGCGGGTCGCTCCATCTTCTCGATGAAAAACGTCTGCCCGTTCGGTATCACCCACAAGTAGACGATGAGCATGGCTACATCGCCCCCGTCGAGCCGAAGCCGCCCTCGCCTCGCTCGGTTTCCGCGAGGTCGCTGACCTTCACGAATTCAGGCAGGGCACATGGCAGCACGATGAGCTGCGCGATGCGCTCGCCGCATTCGACGTTCGCATTGCCCGCCGATAAATTCTTGAGGGGGACTTTGATTTCACCCGTGTAACCCGCATCGATGACCCCGATTCCATTCGAGAGGATGAGGCCCTTCTTGTGCAGCGAGCTGCGCGCTGCGAGCAATCCGACGTATCCGAGGGGGATACACACTCGTACCCCCGTCGGAATCATGCATTCGCCCATCGGCGGGATGACCCATACCCGACCGCGCCCGTTCGGCGCGTTGGCCTTGAGGTCTGCGCCCGCATCGGCGGGATGCTTGCGCACGGGCTTGCAGCCCTTCTCGCATACCATCTCTATCTTCATAGCAATCCGTTCCTTTTGGCGCGCACCCGCATGTAATCGGAACGCGCTTGCTTGCATTTCTCGCATCGGCACCCGCAGTTGTACGCGTAGCCTGTGCCGTGCTTCTCGTGGTTGGGGTCTGCCAAAAGCTCGGCCTTCAGCTGCTCCCTGCGCTCTTTGCGGCGCTCGGCGTACCTGATTTCAGCCAGCTCGCTCTCGGAAGGCCCTGGCACGTACTCGGGCTGCTCGCTGGGCTTCAGGTATCGGAAATTCGGGCCGTAGACGATCACCTGTCACCACGCTCCTCGAAGCACTCCCAGACAGGCTCCTCGCCCGTCACGACAATCGCGTCCCCGCCCACGTCGACCATCAAGTCGCAAGCGAGGCCGATGCGCTCGCCGTGCACAGTGAGCCACTGGCAATGCACACAATCGCGGCACGTGCGCACCTCCTCGTCGGGCTGATTGAAATAGGGGTGCGAGCCGCTCACCCCCGCAGGGTAGTTGCTCATAGGTACTCCTTCAGCAGCAGGCGGCGGAACTCGAGCCACTCCCCGCTGTCTGGCAGGGCGTTGAGCATCGCGTTCGCAAGCTCTCGGATTTCCCACTGCGCGTGCGAATCGGCCCGCAGCTCGTAGAAGTGGCGGAACTCCCGCAGGTTCATAGTCACGGCGATGGTGGTCTTCGTCGCCTCGGGCAAGAGGAATCGGGCGTCTTCAGGGCGCGTGCCGTTCGCAATCGCGTCGAGGTAGTTGGATGCCGCGTCCGCCATGTGCCCCGCGTATTCCCCATCCCCCGCGAAGCACGGCGGGGTCACGTACCAGTCGGTGCGTGCGGGGTCTACGACGGCCTTCGTGTATCGCTGCGACACCTGGGTGTAGCTCGCCATACGATGACGCACGAGCTGGTGCGAGCACGAGCGGCTGATGCCCTCGACGAGCCAGGTCACGCTCACGTGCTCGAAGACGCTCATGTGGCCGTTGTCCCAACAGCGCGACGCACGCTTCACGGGGTTGCCGCCGTCTGCGCCGTAGCAGATGCCCGCGATGCTTCCGATGCGAGAGAGCGGCGCTCCGTCGGAGACGTGGTTTATCGATACAATCATCGCGTCACCCCCTGGGGATAGAGGGCGAGCCTGATGAGCGCGATTGCCGCGCACGCCGCGAAGCCCAGCTCCCAGCGGAATTCCCAACCGGTGCCGAAACAGACGCACCACACGAGCGCCGTCACCACCAGGTAGTAGAACAGGCAGATGGCGATAATCACGAGTAGATCGCCCACGAACCCCACAACCCGGTCAACCTTCTTTTTGTCCATGTTTACTCCTCGTTCAATGAGGCGCGAAGCTTTTGCAAGCAGTCGATCGCCTTGTCGATGTCTTTGAGCGGCGCGCCTTTCAAGGGCCAGCGCCACAGGTATTTGAACGCGCTCTCGCCCCAGTAGACCGCCATCGGAGGAAGCGCATCGCCGCGCATCCAGCCGACGACCATGCTTTCCATTGCCCTATCGCAATGGATATCCCCGTCTCCCCTATAGTGGGGTGGGCAATTGTCTTCTTGAATCATCTGGATTCCTTTCGAATGAGCAGCACGTCGCCGTTCTGCTTGTGCACGATGACGTCGTGCTTCCACGAGTCCTTGCGCGAGAGCTGCCAGAGGCATCGGTACATGACCTCGGACTCATAGCCGCACTTGTCGCATCGAACCGTGGCGACTTCGGCCTTGTTGCGGACGAACGTCGCGAGCAGCTTTTCGCACAGCGCGCTGAGCGGCGTGCCGTTGCGCGTGGAAGAGACTTGGCCCTCGAACGGCTCCAAAAAGTCCTGCAACGCGTCACCTCCTGTATCTGGTCACGGAATCGACGACCTGTTCAACCTCGTCGGCTGGCAGCGGCGGCTTGAGCCATCGCTCGTTCGCTCGATGCGCGAGCATGAGCACGGCTTCTTTGGGAGCGCCTTGGCTGTGCGCCTGCCCGCAGAAGCTCACGAGCGACAGATGCCTGCTGCCGCTTGAGACGACGGGGTAATCGGGCGTGAGCGGCACCACGCCGTTTTCGACGCGTCGCCACTCGGGCCTCCATATGAGGTCGCTTCTCGATTCGGTTGTTTTTGATTTGATTTCTGATTTGAAATGCTTCGCGAGAATCGCGTCGATTGCCGACTGCGCCTCGACGATCTCGGTGTGCGCCACGGTCTGTCCCGTGAGCACGAAGTAGCGGGCGTCGCTGTAGATTTCCCAACCTTCTCGGTTGTTCGCGCCCTTGAAGGGCAGCTCGCCCTTGCAAATGATGTGGAAGCCCTTGCCGCTGCGAGACACCTCGGTGTAGCTGCCGCAAGCCTCGATCGCTTCCATCGCTTCGTCGGTGGGCAGGCCGAACTCGTCGAACCCGCAATCGATGTCGATGCCCACCAGGCCGTCGCCCGCGAATACGAATCCCGCCCAGGGGAAGCGCCCAAGCTCGACAGACTCGGACGCTTCTTCGAATGTTCCCCAGGTTCTCGGGTCGCTGACTGATGCGGGCTTTCCGTCGAAGCATGTGAACGGCCTTTTGGATGAGCCGTCCGCGCATACCCATCGTCCCAACCCGCGCAATTCATCGGGCAGGTTGGCGGTCAGCGTGCCCATGCGCCTAAGCCTTGGCGGCTGCACGCGTTCGGCGCTTGGGCTTCTCTGCTTGCGGGAATCGCAGCTCGTCGCCAGGCTCCGCCTCGAACAGCTCCTTGCTCACCCACATACGGCCGTCGAGCACAAGCCCGAACTCCTCGTCGCTCTCGTCGTATGCGAACGATTTCGCGCGGTGCGCGATTTCGCTAACGACGCTCGCGGGGGCCTCGGTCAGCACCTTGCGGTCATCGCCTGCGTCAAGCTTGTAGGCGATTGTGGCAGGCGCGTCTTTCTTCAATTTCATAGGTGGAACACCTCTCGTATCTTTTCCTTGAACTCGTCGAGGCTCGTGCAGACTGCGTAATCGGTATTCGATTTCGCGAAGCGGTTCTGCCAAACCAGCTGGTCTGGCTGAACCTTGTATCCGCTGTCGCCTTTCAGCTCGATGGCGAGCACCTTGCCGTTCGCCATAGCAAGCAGGTCGGGGAAGCCTTTGTTGCTCCACCCCCCGCCGTGGATGTTCACCAGCAGGAGATCGGCTCCGTAGCGCTTCCTCGCCCATTCGATGCAGTCTCGCTGCATCTTCGATTCGCGCATTACAGGATGCCTTCGAGGTCGAAATCCTCCTCGGTGGGGGCTTCCTTGTAGTTGCGCAGGTGGGTGAAGACGCGAACCTCGCCGTTCTTCATCTCGACCTCATCCTCGGTCACGTCTGCGATGACCTGGCAACCGACCAGCGCATCGAAGTCATCGATCTCCTCGAGCGACCAGTCGTGGAGGGCGCATTTCACGATGGTCGAGAAGATGTTCAGCGCCACCTCGTTGGGCTTGTCGTCCTTGCTGACGAACATGAGCTGCTCGATGCCTGTGCCGCCCTCTTCGTCCTTGAAGTGGACGCGCATCTTGTCGAACTTCTCGTCGTAGACCACCTTGGTGATGGTGAGGGTCTGCGCCTTGCCTGCGTGGAGGTTTTTGAATCCCTTGGTCAATTTCATGTGTCATTGCCTTTCTGCTATTTGCTGAACGTGACGGTAAAGCGGGTCGATTGCTTTTCCGTCGCGTATTTCCCATAGATGCCGTCTTCCACCATTCGGGCCTCGTCGAGCTTGGTCGAGTAAACGCGGGCGAGCTTGCAGGTGACGCGTGCGTTCCCGATCGTCGCCGTGTCTTTGTCCCCGATGTTCTCGGCGGCGTATTTCTTGAGCTGCGCCTTGATTTCCTCGATGCGACCCTCGTCTTTCGCCGCGCTCGCCTTGACCGCGGCCACTTTCGCGTTGAGGTCTGCCAGCTCGTCGAGCATCGCGTCGATGTCGCTTGTCGGATTCAGGCTCGCGTTGCGGAGAGCCTTGAGGTAATCCGCGTCGAGCTTCTCGTCGTACTCGGGGCTGACGCCCGTCTCCACGTGGTCGGCCCACCATTGCAGCGCGGGACGGATGTGCGTGTTCACGAAATCCGGGTAGCGCTCGCTCACCAGGAACTCGAACGTCGCGGTGTTGTCGGCGCATGGCACGTACGCCTCGGGGTCGTCGTAATCGTTGTCGGCCAAGAAGCTCGCGACCATCACCACGTCATCGCAGCCAAGCAGCCAAGCGTACAGCGCGGCTTGCAGCGCGTAATACTCGGGCACGTCCTCCGCCCAATCCTCGGCTCGCTTGGTGGTCTTGAACTCGAGCACCCGCGTGGCGTTGCCCTGTTCATCGACCTCGATGGCGTCCCACATGCCGCCGAGAATCGGGTGGTCAAAGAAATTGCCCCAGGTCTTCTTGAAGTAGTCGGGGCCGTAGATGTCGGTTGGGTCTCGCAGGTCGTCCATGGCGTATGCGTCGCGCATGTATTGGATCTGCTTAGGCTCGATGGCCTTGCCCGCGATGGTGTAGATGGTGTCCTCGAATGGCTTGTTGTAAGTGCGCGTGACCTCGCACCAGACCTGGAACGGCGTCGTCCATCGGTTCAAGCCGAGCACCGCCGCGAACTTCGTCGCCGTCAGCTTCTTCGGACGCTTCGGCGGCGCTACCGTGATGGTGTTGTCATCGTTCCATCGGATATCGACGCTAGGCATTGAGCAGGCCCTCCTCCGTCAACAGGTCTCGCATATCTCCCGTGAGGGGGAACACGCCCGTCTCCTTGAAGATGAACTCGACCAGCATCGCGACCGCGCCTAGAAGCGCAGGCTCTTCGATTTGGAGCGTATCGGCCAATCCTAGATAGGTTTCGTTGAGAATCTGCATCTGGTACTCGTCGAGCTTGTCGAACTCGCCGCGGAAGCGCGTCTCTTTCAGCATCGTTATTCGCCGCCCTTCTCAATCTCGGCCTTGATGTCGCCGAGGTCGGTGATAGCTTTCTCGCATTGTTTCTTGGTGATGTTCTTGAGCTTGTCGGTCTCCGCTGAGATTTCGGCGATCTTCGCCTTCACCTCGGGATGCGTGGAGCCATACTGCTCGCTCATGGTCTTGATGACCTTGAGCAGCGCGTTCACCTGCATCTTGGGCGCTGGGCCGTCGGCGTTGGCGATTTTCGCGGCAGCGGCCTTGCGCTCGGTTGCCGTGGCGGGCTTGGCAGCTTTCGCGGGAGCGGGCTTCGCGGTCGCAGCGGGCTTCGCGGAACTTACAACAGCGCCGCTGTTCGACTCGTTCTCGTCAGGCTCGGACGCGTCGAGAACCTTCAGCTTGTTGTAACGGCGCAGATAAGTCTGCTCGCTGCCATGGCGCTGCAAGGCGTTCTGCGATTCCGTGCCGGTCTTCTGCGAGATAATCGGCTTGAGTTCGCTCCACAGCGTCGTGAAGGTGATGGTTTCGGCGGGGTTGTCCGCGTTGACGATGGTCGAGACGGCGTAATGCGCGGGCTCGGTCTCACGCTTCGTTTCGTCCATGTAAGAGACCGTGCTGGCAGGCGAATATACCTCGTCGAAAATCTCGACGAGTCCGACCTCTGCGAAGATGCGAGTCTGCACAGGGGTGAGGTCTTTCAGCTCGTAATACTCGAACTCGAGATGGCGGTTCTTGCCGCTCATCTTCGGATTCGCCTCGGCGAATTTGGCTCGCGCGATGGCGAGCTTCTGATAGACGTTCATGGTGGAATAATCCACGGTCTCGGTTTTCTTGGCAGTAGCCATGTCTTTCCTTTCTTCAGGCTCGAAATCGGCGGCTCGCTTTTCGGCGAGCGCCACATACCACTCTTTGTCGATTTGCTCTATGCGGCACATTCCCTCGTTGCTGACCAGGCAATGCTCGGGCAGGCTCTCGATCTTCGCCACCGACCCGTCGGCGACCTTGACCTTGTAGAGCTGGCCCAATGTCTCGTCGGCGCAAGCGAATACGCGGTTGCACTTCTGCATATCGATTTGTTCGTCGTTGATGATTTGGTAGACCCGCGAGTATTTGCCGCTGGCCTTGGCGATGAGTTGGAACTTCGACGGGTCATCGCACGCCTCAATGGTTTCTCGCACGGGCACGCCGTCGAGCAGATACGCCTTCAGGGCGTCTGCGACGACGATCGCGTTGTTGTTGATTTTGAAAGCGCCTGCCGTCGAATGTCCCCGCACCAGGTATCCGCCCTTGACCTTCTCGTGGCCGTCGGTGGTGCGCATGGCGTAGTTGTTAACGTTAGCCTGATTGATGATTTCGATTCTGTCCTCTTCGAGGTTGAATCCCGTTCGCTGCTCCCATTCGTGATAGATCTCGGCGAAAAGCGGTTCGTCGCTTTCTTCGAACGAAACCATCAAGCCGTCGGTGTTGAGGTTAATCAGCTTGAGCGAAGGGACGTCATGCGCCAGGTGGCACGTCAATTCAAGCAGGTAAAGCTGACCAGATACGCACACGCTTCTCGCCATGAGCGGGTCGTTGAGGTCGTTGTACTGGTTGAGCGTCGCGCCGTATGTGGTGTTGACCACCAGCTTCAGCGAATTGGCGGTCTGCTTGTCGCCCGCCGCCTTCGCTGCAAGGCGCTCGTTGTATACGTCCTCGAACACTTTCGGCGTGGGCATGTTGCGCGACGTATACCCGTTCTTAATCATCAAGCTCGGGTAATAGCTAGATACGTCAATGTTCCTGATAACGCGGGCCATTGGTGACTTTCACCTCCCTATTCACGCGTTTTGACAAGCGCTCTACAGCAACGCCCTTCGAGCGCCAGCCGTAATACGTGGAAACAGGCACGGCGTTATCATTGAGAAACTTAACGAGGGGTATTCGTTCACCTTCGCATTCGACGTATGAGTTGTTCCGTCGGTTCAAGCTCTGCTCGTGATGAGTAATCCATCGGCAGTTCGCGGGTTCATAATTGCCGTTCACGTCGATTCGATCGAGTTCGAGCGCGGCGTCGTATCCGTTAGACATCGCCCAATTCTTGAAGGCGGCGTAATCGTCTAACCAGTCGTCGCAAATCTTCACGCCCCTCGCGCCGTAATACTTGTACGTGGGGTGATTGCTATTGAGACACCTGCATTTCATCGACTTCCAGATTCGATAGAGGCGAGTGCCTGTGTCGCCGTGCGTCAATCGCATTTCCCCACCTCCCTGTATCGAGGAAGCGCTCCGTGGATTCCACCAAAACCCAAGGTTACGGGGCATCCGTAAAGCGTGAGGTTCAGCTTGCGACTCCATAGCTCATCGTCGCTTATCGATGGGTCGTGCATCGCCCCGAAGAATTCAAGGGCTTCGTCAGGTACCCATTCAGTGAGTAGATTGTCGGGCACTTGATAATCGCGCTCGTCGTTGTGCTGCTTGCGTTCCGCTTGCAACAACTTCGCCGTGAGCTTGGCGTTGGTGAGGGCCAGGGCCTTGTTCAGGGGAATGCCGGAGCGCTCCCCCAGGTGCGCTTTTGTTTCCAAGTAGTCGCGCCGAAGCTTCAGAAGCTCGTGCGTCGCGTCTACGTCGTGGCGGCAATATTCCGCCACCTCTTCGCGCTCGTGCGCCGTGAGCGCCCTGTCGATGTCGAACGCCACCGACGATTCGCGGATGTCCATTCCCGAATGGCCCTCGAATGATTTCAGCGAGGTTCCCAGCTGTACATCCTTCATCAGGTCAACGTCGTTGAACCCGATGAACACGCCTTCCAGGTATGGCATCTCCCACGGCTGCCTGTCGGTCAAGATGATCCAGTCATTGACCTCCTTGACCTGCGTCTCGTCGCATCCCGCGAGAATCGACTTGAGAATCCATTGGTCGTAGTGCGAGCCGTTGAACGAGAAGAACAGCGCGTCCGCGTTGTCATCGACGACCTGCTTCAGCTCGGGCCGCGAGTTCCATATTTCCACGTATTCGCACGTCTCAACGTCTTTGAAGACGAAGAGCCAGTCCTTGCAGAAAACCTCGCAGTCATATACGAAATATCTTCCGCTCATACCGCATCGCCCTTCGCGTACTCGCGGAGGTACTTGGTGAAAAGCGCCTCGCCGAAATCGGCGTAATTCGAGAGCGCGTTGTAGATGTCCGCCTCGATGCTGCCGTCGGCAATCAGGTAGTAGTAGCTGCACGGCCTGTGCTGGCCGATGCGATGGATGCGGTCTTTGGCCTGCTCGTTGAGATTACTCGATAGCGTCGGCTCGAAGAAGATGCACGTGTCGGCGGCGTACAGGTCGATGCCTGCCGAGCCTGACGCGTACTGCACGACGATGCCGCGTATGCCGGGGTCTTCTTGGAAATCCTTCCAAACGCCCTTGTCCTTGCTGCGACCGTCGAGCGTCGTGAACCCGATGCCCATCGAATCGAGCAAAGCGGCAACCGCGTCGATGCTGTGATGGAACTCGCAGAAGATGACGAACTTGCCCTCGAAGTCCGACAGGAACTCCTTCAGGGCGCTTATCTTCGGCGATGCGTACTCAGTCATCGTGCCGTCGTCCTTGATGATGAAGCCCGATGCCAGCTGCCGCAGGCGTAGCGCCCTCGTGAGAGGGTTGCCAGCGAGCGTGTCCAGCTCCACGATGGCGGAGCTTTTGAGCATCTGCCTGTAGGGGCGAACTGCCTCATGCGCGAGGCCGACATGGAGAATCTCGTCGGGCATCTTCTCGGGCAGGTCTAGGCACTCCTCCTTGGTGATGCGGTAGCTTAGCGCCGACATCGCCTCTTGGATTTCAGACACGTTCTTGTACTTGTAAGGTTGGTGGTATTTGTTGAGGTACGCCACGGATTCGAGCCACAGGTAGTAGCTGATTCCGCCGAACACCTCTGGGTAGACGCGCCCGCGATTGACCACGGGGCATACCGCCGCGAACTGCGCCCAGACATTGCACAGCTGGCCGTTGCTCGTAGGCGTTCCCGTCAGGATGTAGCGGTACTTCGCGCGGCTCGCCAAAGCGAGGCAAGCCTTCGTGCGCTTCGCCGCGGGGTTCTTTATGTAGTGGCTCTCGTCGAGCACCAGCGCGTCGTATGCCGCATCGCGAATCTCCTCGCGCCGCCACACGAAATCGTATGACGCGACTTCGAGATCAATCGATTCGAGCGCCGCGCGTTGCGAATCGGACAGGAGCTTGAGCTTCTCTTTCCAACTCGTGCACACCGCTTTCGGCGCAACAACCAGCGCGCTCTTGATGCGATCCTGCTCCGCGAGTTCCGCCAATCTGAACAGGACGGGGAATGTCTTGCCTGTGCCCTGTTCCATGAAAAGCGCGAACCCGTCGTTGACGCGCATCAGCGACAACGCGACCTTCTGGTGCTCGAACAGCTCTACGCCTCGCACAACGGCCCCTCGCCGAGGAACAGGTTCGTGAAGTATTCCTGGCCCTTGCCCGTGACCTTTGTCGTCTTGCTCAGCGTCACGTGGCCGTCACTGTGCGTGACAGCCGTCTCCTTGACGCGGAACAGCCCCATGTCCATGGCGCGCTGCGTGGGCATGTTGACCGACGCGCCCGATTTCATCAAATAGCCGTTGTCGCGCAACCATGCGAATAGGCGCTTCTGCCCTGTGTCGTAGCCGTTCTGCTTGAGCAGCTTGGCAAGGTCGCCGATGAGGATGGTTTGGTTCGAGGCGCTCACCGCGTCAGCGAAGACTTCCTTCGGGCGCATCTCCGCGATGCGGGCGTCCTTGCGCTTGATGGCCTCGTCGGCGATCTTCAGCGCACGGGCCATAGTGACTTCGGGCGGCTCGTTCTCGGGAGCCACCATGTAGCCGCCATCGCGGCGAATAGCGGGCAACACCTCGTGAGTCACCCAGCGCTTGAACGCTTTGGCCTCAGGTTTGCGGGATTTCAGCACCAGGCTATACATACCCGCCTCAGATACGATGAGCGGAGCACGTCCGCCCTTGTCAGAAGCAACCCCTATAGTACAGGGGTTGCTCTCGCGCACTTCGTCATCGTCCAATGAGTTGCGTGCGTTGTCCGTTCGGATGCCCAGCACATCGCAAACATCCTTCATAACGAACCAGGGTTCACCTTGCTCGTCAGTCAGCGTTCGGATTTGGCCGAACTCCTCGTTCTCGAAAATCTTGATATCGCTCATCAGCGCACCTCCCCTAGAAGGGCGAAGGCGATCATCGCGCCGCCGTATGCGGCAGCCAAGATGGCATTCTCGCCCACCTCCCAGTTAGTCCAACCGAGGGCGATAGCGAAAATGCCCACGCCGATGACGATGATGCGCGGCGCGTTCTGTGATAAGATTCGCGTCGCAGTTTCCGCTGTAATGGTGCCCAAACTTTGGTCGGTGGGGGCACCATTTTTTATGCCTTGATTCATCTGTTCCTCTCCTTTCTGAGCATGTACTCAGGCAATGCCGATGTCCGTATGAGCTTCTTCTTGCGACCGACCAATATGTACGGCAGGCCGTCGAAGGGGTCTTCGACCCATGACTTCATCAGCTCGTAGCTCACTCCTCCGATATCAGCCGCTTGCTGAACTGTGCAGTACAGCGGCAAGTTCGGCGGATTCGGCCACGAGGCCAATTGCTCTTCCATCAGTTTTCCTTTCTTCTATCCAGATTCCCTCGAGTCTGTATTAAGCGCGGTCTCGGCTCGCTACTAGGCGGCTGCGCGGGGTTCCAGACTTGCCAGGTCTCTGTAAACCATTCTGTTTTCAAGGTGCACCCTTAATAACGATTTCTCGTCAGGGTTTCTTCAGGAGATGTGCTGAAAGCGTGAATTACGACTTGCGGAATTCGTCGCGGAGCATCTTCAATCGCTCGCGCTGCAAGATGCTGTAGGCGTCCGCGATGGCGCGGTTGGCCTTGGGGCTTGTGAGTTCGCCCTTGAGAGCTTTGCAAAGCTCGGCGGGCTGAATCTTATAGAGACCCTGGTCGTTGATTCGACGGATTACTTCCTTCTGCGTCAATCCAGTCATCTCCAATAATTCGAGGACTCGTTCCCTTAATTCTTGCATCGCTCCCTCCTTTCTATTGACATGTCACAACTTATTGGGTATTTTGGGTGCAAGAAAATAGACAACGTGAATATCCGTTGACCTGGGATTTACTTCATTGGTTGTCAATTGCCTTGGTAATGCACCCGACGCTAGGGATTATGCCCACGTTATTTGTGCATGTCAATACCATTTGTGAAAATAGTTGAAATAAAGGGGCGATTAACATGTTTTTCGACAATTTCGAGCGAATTTGCAAAGAACGTGGGATTAGTCCGAGCGCTGCTGCGATGAGTATTGGTAAAAGTAGGAACACCGCGAGCAATTGGAAAGCAAACGGGACGATTCCCAAAGCACAAGAATTAGAGGACTTGGCATTTGAGCTGAAATGCCACGTGGCTGATTTCTTTATCGACGACCCCATGGAACATTTGCTGCTAAAAGAAAGTGAATTTGCCAGGGCCGACGATGTGCCTTATTTGGCGCGAGAGCACGGTTTGCACATCGACGATAACGTGCACGATTTCATTCGGATCTACAACGCATGCACCACCGTCCGCCAGCGACACAAGCTGATGGACGCGGTGTACGACTTCGAGGACAAGGTGCTCAACGCCGAAGAAGAAACCTGCTAGGAGGAAACCC